TTAGGGCATTGCAGAACCACAGTACTTCTAAAGTTAGTTCAGAAAATCTTTAAGATTTTAAAAACTAGGGGAGATAAGGAATGTATTCGTTATACTAAAGATCTTAGGTTAAAATTCCTAAAAATCTTGTTTAACGATTTTTCCTATTCGAACTTGGATTTTAAGATACCGAAAGTCCTAAAACCTGTAATCCGGGAATATCTAATCGATAAAGAACCCTTATTTCTAAGGCTTACTTTGTCAGTATTATATATAACCAGGTTTATTAGGTTGAAACCAGAACCATCTTATGATTCGATTGAAGGGCCACCTTTATATAAGGGTAACGCTAAACAATATAACCATTTGATACCTCTGTTTTTAAAGGATATCGGTGTTAATTTAAGATTTATTGGTAAACCTTCTAAAAAGATTTTATTTAAAGGTTACCATGTATCCGTTAAGTCTGGACCTAATGGCTTGTCCATGTGGAATAGCTTATCGGAATTAAATCACTTACCTAATTCACTTATTTCGTCTTTAGGAGAAGTAGGTGGATTAAAGTTAGCTACTTATATAGTTAATTGTATGTACTATATAAATAGTAACCTTTATTCGAACCTAAAACTCTCGCCTTTTAGTGGAAGTATAAGAAAACTTGCATTAATCAGCGATAAAGAGGGTAAGACTAGGGAAGTAGCGATGGGAGATTACTGGTCTCAAACGAGTTTAAAACCATTACATCTCTATCACTTTAAATTCTTAAAGGGTATTTGGCAAGACTGCACTTTTGATCAAACTAAACATATAACTAAGCTTAAGTGTACTCCAGGTTCATCTTTCCATAGCATTGATTTACGTAATGCTACCGATCGATTTCCTATTGTATTACAAGAGCAGTTGTTATCTGTCTGGTTTGGTTCAAAATATGCTAAGCATTGGAAGAACATAATGGTAGGATTCTCATTTGATTTACCCGGTGCAAAAAATGTTAGCAACCGTAAGGTTAACTATAACACCGGGAATCCGATGGGATTCTATTCATCATGGTCGACCTTTGCCCTGACTCACCATTTCTTAATTTGGTTGGCTTGTTATAACCATAATAAGCAATGGACGAAATGTCCTTATATGCTTTTAGGTGATGATATTGTCATTGCTGATGATACCATTGCTAAAGAGTATATGAGCCTATTAGTGTTTTGGGGTATAGATTTTTCGAAAGACAAAACCCATACTTCCAAATTTGGTTATGAATTCGCTAAACAAATTTGTTTCCAAGATACTAATGTATCTCCTTTACCTCTAGTTGCTCTTTATAGACAACGAAACAATTTAGTTGAATCGTTGAATATAATTTTTAGTGAGCTACATAAGAAGGATTGGATGATTGAGAAGGGCTTGGCCATAGAGAGTTATGTTAGATTTATTTTTAAGTTTTCATCGAAGCGTTATGCTAAGATAAAATCTAAGATAGACCTAACATTCTCCATTCTTGACTATCTCCAAGGTAGGAGCATAAATTTAGGTACAGCCTTAATGGTGTATGTAAATTCATGTTACTCCGTCCCTGAAACATTTAATGTAGTGATGCAACAAGTTTATGCAAATACTCTTCTTGTTGATCTACTTAAATCTTCCAAGGTTGAGGATAGAAAAGACCAGTCTATGAAGTCATTGCGATCTCATGATAATTTTACATTCATGAAAACAACAATGGACATTTATAAACTGTATGGCATCGGGTTTGGTAATACCATACTCGAGTCAATACCATTTTGTAATTATCATAAAAATATGAGGATCCTTAAAGAAATT